CGTATCGTGAACGTGTTCATGAGTCTAGTGTGGTGCAGCAGTCTGAGGCGCCTTCTGTGATGCCTGTTAGCAATGGGGCGCGTAGTGTGTCTGTTTCTGCTGCCGGAGCGCTGCCATGATTTTTTTTTTTTGCTATTATAACTTGCAGAGTTGTGTCAATGGATGCACAGAATTATAGACTTGTCAATAGTTTATTGAGTATTCATATTCATAATTAACATTCATACTTTTTCGTCTTTGTCAATAACGCAATTTCCATGCCAGTTATGATTGGTTCATAATTAATTTAGTTTATATTCATAATTGTATCTAAAGGGGAGGGTAGCCCTTATTTTTATTGATATGGTTCTCCGTTAGTGGAATAGCTTGATAAAAAGTGTTGCTGCCGTCGCTCCTGCGGCAATGAGGCTGCTGCCTACTACTACCGGGTACCATTTGGATTCTGTTGTGAGTTTTAGGGTTTCTTTCATTAGTTTTTGTGTATGTGCATTTACCTCGTGAATTTCAGCTTGAATCTTGGCTGTTTCTGAGAGTAATTTTGCAATTTGTATTTTTTGTTCATCTATGATCTCTGCGTTGTGTTCTTTTTGTGTCATTGTCATTTCTCCTAGTGCTTTCTTTGCATAGTGTAGAGCAGTAGCAGGGGGTGTAGGGGGCTAGCCCCCTACGGAGACGCTTTACGCTTTTGTTGGCGTTGTATCAGCACTTGCCTTAATTGGATGATCGACGCGGTTTCACTGGCTGCGTGTCTTCTTTTATGCGAAACCGTTTTTTTAGGTGCGTCAGTGATGCGCTGCGGATCGGACGCGGCAAGGCCGCCTTGTGGTGCTGTCGCTCGTGCTTCTTCCATCATTTTTTGCCATTCTCTGGCAAGCGTGCACGTCAGTGATAACCATCTGAGTTGCCATTCTTCAATGGTTCTTCTTTCTGGTGTGACTAGTTTTCCGTTGATGAATGCGAATCCTGTCCAGTTGCCTGTCAGTATCTGATTTGGAATCTCATTGCTAGTCATCATGCGTGTGCTAGTGGTGTGCTTGTAAGTCTCTTTTTTAGACTATTGGCTAGTTCTCGTATCCACCTTCTCCACGTGGACATAATAGGCATTATGTGAATTTACATTACTGAAATTCTTATCTAGTGCGTGTGCTTGAGATGGGTTGGGGCAGGTGATGCCTGCTCCTATTAGTAGCGTTGCCGCTGTTGCGGTTAGCCGTTCTAGCATCGCTTTCCAGGCTGCGCGTTCTGTCGGTGACTCTGCTCGTTCTGCGTGGATTTTTGCTATCCATCTAGGAGCGTCTAATTTTCCTATCGCGCATAGTTGTGCGATCCGCTCGTCTGCTATGGGCGCTGTTCCTTGTCTCCATTGGTGGATTGTTTGCCTTTTAATGCCTATTTTTTCCGCTAGGCGGTTGTCTGAGCTGATTTTTGTTTTTTCTCGTACTTGATCTATTAACTCGTTCACGTTTTTCATGTCACATAATTTCTTGACTTGTCATGTATCTATGTTACATTCTTATTGTCATATTTTTATGTGACATCACCTCTCCATTCATCCTAACCTGGGTGGGGAGGTGTTCTAAGGCAGGGTAGGGCACGGTAGGAGTGTTGAGATGATGAAAGTAGAGACGCGTAATCCACATGACGGTATGTCTTTTAAGTCCTTAGGTGAACCATCTGCGGCTTCTGCGGTTCCGGTGACTGATCAGGAAAAGTCTTGTAATTCGTCTCCTAGAGTTGATTTTTTATTCGCTGGTATTGACGAAATATTGAAAGACTTGTTTTTAGCTAAGGATAAATTACATGCATTGGATTTTCGTGCTTTTGATCTAGAGATGTTTAAATCAAGGTCTCGTATTTCTTCCCTTATTTTGGATGCTGCGATTGAGTTATTTCATCTTTCTCAAGATATAAAATCTGTATATATACAGCGTATCATGAATCAGATGCGTGAGGTTTCAAATGTCTAAACTATCTGTTTTAGAGGCTGATTCTCTTTTTGTTCATCAGTATATTTCTTCTTTAACTTCATTTATTTCTGATATTCACCGTTATATTGGTTTTATTGATGAATCTTTATCGGAGATTTTTACTGGCGCTTCAGATGTTTCAGATGAAATTACATTGAAGATAGTTGAATCTATATCTCTGTCTTTAGCTGACATTTTTTATCAATTATTTTCTTTAGAAGCTCGTTTAACTCATCTTACTTCGTTGCCTTTGCCGTGAACTATCTGTTGGGACGTGACAACTTGATTTTTTATTCTCGCTTTTTAGCTAGGGTGATTTGTAGTTCAATCTCTATTATTTTTGATTTTTTAGTTTCATTCCTTTTTTCTCTTTTTGTTTTTGTGTTGTATTTTTCTTCTTTTCGCTGGGTTTTAATTCCAATGGTCTGTGCTGTCTTTGTTTTTTCGATTTTAGATGAAATTCGTTATCAACGTTTTTTACTTGGTCGTTTTCCTAATGTCAGTTCTGATCTTTCTTCTTGATTTAATTTATATCTTTCTTTTATTCTTTTTTAACATTACTTGTTTCTGTCATGTTCGCTTTTATTTAAAGCGTTGGTTGCGTGGTAGGTCTGTTTTTTCTTTATCTTGAATAATATGTTTAAGTTGGGGAGATGTCTCTTGCAGAGAGTGATGAGCAGTTATGTCAATTATTAAATACCCAGTTCAATCAATCCGGGGTCCGCCTTCAATCGCAAGCTTATTCTGATTTATTACGTCGCATTTCTTGGCAGCAGTTTTGGACATTAACGTTTCGACCGATGAACTCTGGTTCTAATGGCAGTATGCATCCGGAGGCCGCTGATAAAGCGTTCCGATTTTTTGTCAGTAGTATTAATCGGGAGTTATATGGTCGTGTGTGGTCCAAACGTCCTCATCGCGGTATTCAATGGGCGAGAGGGCAGGAGTGGCACCGTGACGGGCGGTTACATTTTCATGCGGTGGTGGCTGCCCCGGATGAGGATATTAACCGTTTAATGAGTCGGTATGAGTGGCACGAGTTTTGGTTCAAGAGATTTGGCCGTAATCGTATCGAGGCTCCGCGTAGCCAGATGGATATTACCGGTTATGTCTCTAAGTACGTTTCAAAGGGTGGTGAAGTCGATGTGTCACGTAATTTCGGGGCATGGGTTCCCCCGAAGATCGACTATAGCCCTCGTCCCGAGCAGGACACCTTGATTACAGGTGACAGCGGTCAGTAATCCGGCGATTGGTCCGTTATCCAGTCCCCCGGTGGCAGGTGGCAAGCCCCGCACTGTGGGTTCAAAGCAGTTCTACCTTGTCTCCTACGGGGGGTAAGGGGGGATCTTAGCTTGACCCCACAGTAGCGACCGAAATTGATGTAATGACGAAACGAGATGAGATGACGAGAGACGAGAGACGAGAGACGAGAGACGAGAGACGACGATATTAATTTAAGTTATTTAATGAGTGAATCGATCAATCAATGAGGGTGAGTGAATGCAAATGCAAATGCCAAAAGTAACGATTAAGTCTGATGTCACTATGCGCACTGTGACTACAAAACAAGGTACACAAATGCCGATTTATAGCCAACGTGCTGAATTGGATTGTGAAAAGATGAGGATGGAGATAGAGGTTGTTGTCGATGGATTGCAACAAGGTTATCCCGTTGGAGCCGTTAAGTTATGGGATGTGGTATCTGACCTTGTTGCAGGTCGTTTTGGGCTTGAATTATCTCGTAAGAAGACGTTAGTTGATGTAAAGCTTCCTCTTACGTCTTCTAGTGTTTCTGCTAAGGGATGATGAGTTGTGGCACAGCAATTAATGGCTTTATATTGTACGCAATATGATGTTGAGGCTAGAACATGTTCTCAACAGGCTTGGATGGTTCCGCCTTCTTTGTTGCCTCCCATTTCTTATGAGGATGTTCGTATTCTTTTGCCTCATATTGTCATGTGTTTTTTGGTGGCTTGGGGGTTTCATTTTCTTTTCACTGTAGTTCGTGATTAATTTTATTATCAGGGTGTTTTTATGAAATCTTATATTGATCGTGGTATTGCTTTTTTTTCTTTACTTTCTACTAGTTCATTAGTTTTTGCTGCTGATGGCGCAGGAACTTTTGATGCTAGTGCGGCTGTTACTGCTTTGGGGGGTATTGCTGGTGCTGTTGCTCTTATTGGTGCTGCCAAGCTTGCTCCTGCGGCTATTTCTGTCGGTTGGAAGTGGCTTAAAGGTGCCATATTTGGATGATGTTTTTTTAGTGGGGAGAAGTGTTCTTCTCCCCTTTGGAGCATTGTTATGGATGTTTGGTTGGTGTTATGTGTAGCCGTTCTTTCTTTTTATATTTTATTTCGGCCTTAGGGTTGACTTTAGTCATTTCATTTCCTTTTTGTTTATTTGCTCAGAATGTTCCTCCTACTGTTGAAGTTGTTCCTACTTCTGTTAGGTATTCTTCTGTTATTACAGATGGTGTAAGTACTTCTGCTACGTTTGAGGCTAGGTCTACTGCTTTGGTGAATGGTGTTAGGTATTATACTGTTCCTGTAGATATATCAGTTTCAACATTAGGTTCTCTTGCAAAGGTTGCCGTTCGCCGTGGGATGGCCTTTTATAATGTTTATTCTATGTTGAGTGGTTTGATTAATGGGGCAGGGTGGGTCATTGATGAGTTAACGCATGAAGTGATGAGTGGTCCTGCTTTAAAAGAGATTCCTGTTGGTACTGTTGCTTGGTGGTGGCAGCGTCCCGGTGATGGTCATGTTTTTTATTCTGTGACTCCTCAGGGTTTGATCGCTCCTATTAATGCTTATCAAAGTTCTCTTTCTCCTCCACAACCTCTTGTTACTAGTTCTGGTCCTTCTTCTGTTAGTTCTGAGAGGTGGTTATATCATCTTGAAGGGGGGGGTGAATATATTGGTCATCTGAGTAAGACGGATCAATCAGTTCCTGATTATTCTTCTGGTTTACCTCCTTCTGTGATTCTTGATACTGATTTGGGGCAGTTGGTGCGTTCTGATCCTTCTACAGTCAATGCTGTTTTAACCGATTCTCAGACGGGTGCTGTTCTTCTTACTCCTGAGATTGTTTCTGCTTTGAATAAGTTGCGTCGTTCTTTAGAGGATGAGTTGAAGGCTTCTCATGCTCCTGATCAGCAGCCATCTAGTGGTGGTGCTAGTTCTCCTCCCTCTTCTTCTGGTACGGCTTGGCCGTCTTTTTGTAGTTGGGCTAGTGTTGTTTGTGATTTTATTGATTGGGTTAAGTCTGATGAATTTTTGAAGAAACCTCTTGTTCCTCCTGATGTTCCTTATGTTGATAAATTACCTCAGGCTAAGACTTGGTCATCTGGTTTAGGGG